TATTGAGAACGGTTCCCATTAAGCTGCGACACGCCGTGCTGGTTTGACTTGGGTGACGTGTTGTGCTACGCAGAAGTGCGCGCGGTGAAGCGGTGCGGTTGCGGCGTGTCATGTTTTGCGGTGTGGTATTATAGGGGTATCGGTTTAGATGAAAGGAAAAATAAAATGATTAATGATGTGATTATTAAGGATTATGCAGAAGATTACATTTTGAATAGTGGGCAGTTGCTTAACGATTTCGATATTAATTCGATTGTTGAAAATCTGCGTCATGTTGCTGTGGTTAATAATATGACCATTGAGAATTATGAAGATTGTGATTCGTTTGCGAACGATGATTTTATAGAAGCGTTCGAGCGCAATTGAAAAATAGGAGTGATTAAAATGAGTTTCATGAATATTGAAGCATTTGTTGTCACGATTGATGATGGTGAATGATATAAATACAAAAACCGGTCGGCGATAATGCCGACCGGTTTTGTTTTAGAAGCCCGCTAGTAGTCGTATGCCACCGGCGATTATGTCGTTGGATTGTATGTTGTTTACGCCTTGTAGTGCTAGTGTGTCGCGGTCGATTGAGACGAAATATTTGTCGCTGTAGTCTTTGTAGAATACCGATGCGCCTACGCTGAATTGTTTGGCGATTTTGAATAGCCTGTCACCGTTCTTTTGCGCGCCGGTGCATTTGACGTTGTATTGGATTGATAGTATGCCGTTGGTTTCGAATATTGATATATTATTCCATGTTCCGTTAATTTGTGACTCGTTAGGAAAACCGCTTTGCGTCGGGAAAAATGTCGTGCCGTGTAGAATACAACTACCCATAGCGTGACCGACTGCGCTGTAACCGCCTTTTGATAGGTGTGCGCCGTCACCGTCATCGCCGCCGTCGGCTGCGCGACTTGCCCACACGCCCGCGCGATATGCGCCCTCGTGGATTACCACGTTTGGAATGTCGCGTTTTGTAGCGAAAAGGTTGTAAACCTGTTGCCGGTAATCCGGTGCCACACTCCACTTTGCGTTTTGTCGGTTCATTGATTCGCCCATTGCGAGACACATTGGAAATATATCAATTATCGCGTTTGGTGCTTCGGTACGTATTGTGTTTAGCAACGTGTTTATGCTGTTATCGATAGACGTTATTGTTACGTTATTATTTAGCATTTTTTCAGCGTCATTTTGTCCGCCAATGATGATAACCCTATTGACATGCTGTTTATCGGTCACGGCGTTCCATCGGTTGAGGAATGTACCATCGTCGCCGTTTGCGTAGAACCCGCCCGCGCTTGTGCCTAGTGTTTGTTTTGTCGTTGGCTTTAGTATGTCATAAATGGCGTTTGCCGGTGAGTCTGCTAAGTGTTTTGCGCGACCATAGTATCCATCCACCCAGCTGTCTCCGATTACGACAATATTATCATTGTAGCCGATTGCTTGCGTAATGATTTGCGCGTTTTGGCTTGTTTTAGTGTTGAGCGTGAATATATTGTTTTTATTGATTTCGGCTTGCTCGGCTGCCGTGTTCCAACGTGTTTTAGTTGTTTCGGCGGTGGCGGTGTCGGTTATTCCGAGCGCGTTTAGGTTGGTTTCTGTGTTTTTTGCTGTTTCGGTTGTAACTGCAAGATTCGACGCGGTTTTGTCAATCTTGTTTTTAAGCGTGGTGGCGGTGGTTTCGTCGGTTACGCCTAATGCAGCTAGATTGTTGTTTGTGGTTTGTATTTCCGTTATTGCTTGATTTGCAGTGTTTAGCGCGTTACTAGCGTTAGTGTTTACTTTGTATAGATTGGTGTCGATAATATCCATTGACGCGTTATATTGGTCATTGAGGTTTGCCGCGTCACCGGGTGTATATTTTTCAAGATTGAAATTGGTTGTATAGTCTGTCATTTTGTGGTTTCCTTTCGTATCGTTTGAGGATGATTAATTTCCGCTTGCACTTGCATTTGATGTATAGTGCGGTCGATAATCCGCATTGCCGCGTTGTACCCGTCGCGCAAGTCCGCTAGGTCGCCTGTTTCATACAATGGCAGATGATAAAACGGTGTTTCTGTAGCCATAGTATACCCTTTCTGTTATGCGACGTTACCGGGGATAATGAAACCCTCGGCGGTTTTCTTTGCGTTTGCAAGGTCGGTAACGGTAAACGCTTCGGTTCCGATTTTATTCAGAATGTGATTTAGCGTTGCGCCTAGGGTTGCCGCGTTGCTGCTGGAAATGCCTAACGCTGTGCAGAACGCTTCAAGCCCGTCCGGTAACGCGTTTTCCTGTCCGGCTTGCTCGGCTTTATCGTTGATTTGTTTAAGCGCCGCGTCAACTTTATCCATTGACGAATTATATTGGTCTAATAGATTAGCAGAACTGCCCGCGTCATATTTTTCAAGCTTATAGTTTCGAGTTTCCGCCATAATAGATTGTCCTTTCGTGATTATAATGCCGGGTACGGTTTACCGGTTTCCGTATCGGTAACGCGTGGCGTGTTGTCGTTGAATATGGTGAGGTTGCCGACTGCGGGCGTTTCGTCGGTACGGTGTTCAGCCAATTTGTTTATGTCAATGTCAGCAATTTGACTGATTCGCGCACCGTAAACGGATAGTTCACGATAGAGGTCACGTAACGCGGTTTTACTATCAGTGTATTCGCCTTTTGTGACGTTCCATATTAATTGTGTGTTTCCTATGTGGTCGATTTGTTCTTGTATTTGCGCGATGGCTAACGCGTAATCGTTTATGTGCGCTTCAATGTTTTTTATTCTTGTATCATAGTCGGCTAATGTTTTGTTTATGTCGGTTACGATTTCGTCAAGATATGCCGTTATGTGGTCGATTTCGCACGCGATGTGTTTTATTATTTCCTCTTGGCTTTTAGCATTCCAATAGAACGCGGGTATGGCGGGCGTGTACGGCCATACCGAGAAAAACGGCAGCAGTGGAAACATGTGGCATCCTTTCAATAATTGTTTATGTTGATTGTCCATAATGGACTAAAACACGTTTCAAGATGTTCGAGCAGCATCACGTCAATATCGACGTAATCGCCGTTCCTTATGCGATTGACTTTGTCCATGAAATCACCGTTTGCGATTGTTTCGTATTGATTATCGGTCGCGTTGCTCGCGTAGTCTTGGTTTTCAGCCAATTGTGTCGCTGGGAAATCACTGTAGACTGTCCGCATTTTATGCCATATGTCGCTATCACTGAGTATTATATCAGGATTATTGCTTACAAGCGCATAAAGCGGGCGCAGCGGCGGCATGATTTCTTGAATCAGGCGTAGAAAGTGCCGCCGCCATCTTGACGGCGGCATAACGCCTAACTCCCTGTCATAGAAACGATTCTCGATTTTCTTACAGCAACGCGTGTATTGCGTGTCATCATAGGCAACGTCCCGCCATGACCATGCAGCGTTATCCCAGTCAACACCGCCGGGCACGTCAAGCAGTTCGCCAAACGTGTACGTCATCACGCCATGAAAATCGTCGCGCGATTCACATGGCTGATAATGGTTTATGTCAGTCTGCATTGTCATCGTCGTTCAATCTTTCCATGTCCGTCAAGTAAGCGTAGTTGCGGGAAACATTGTCTTCGTTCCACACAACCTGTATCGGTTCCTTAAGATATTTTCTGAACCTTGTGTTGAGAATATCGCACGCGGCACGCCGTTCCTCTAATTCGCTGAGCGCGCGTAGGTCGGTCGGTTCCCCGTAGTCGTTAATTTCGTCGGCGGTCTGCCGTTCCATTTTCAACGGAAGATTTTTAATGCCTAGCGCCTGATAGAACGCGTTCCAAGTGTTCTGTATATCGTTCTGCAATTCCATGCCGATATATTCGACGTTGGTTTTTAGTACGTTGGCTTTCATGGCATCGGTGAAGCCCGGTGTTGTCATGATTGCCATTTCACCGCCTGAGATTTGCTTGATAACATTGATGCCCGCCGTCTGCTGTCCGGCTGGAACCTCAAGGATGAACGGCGTTTTCTGATTGAAACGATTCTGCCGCCGCGTCATGTACAAATCTTCTATTTCATGTGCGAAAAATTTAATAGTCGGAATGAGTGGCGTACGAGCACGGTTAGCGTAGATGAAAACACCATTGGAATTGTTAACTGGAAAACGCCAACCGTTGATACCGTAACTATCCCATTTTTTAGGTTTGTAATACACGTTGAAATTCGATGTAGTCACCGCTTGCGTACTAAAAAACACTCCCGGCTTGCTATGCGGGAACGCGATTGTCGCGTAACCGAAATACAGTAGATTGTATTCGAGAAACCATGCATTGCAAGTTTTCGGCAGATTCAACCACTTAAATCTTGACAACGCGATATTCAGCATTTGCGAGTACGCCATCGAATACGCTTGTGAATTGAGCGCTTCGGATTGCTGCCATGTCGGTGCGCCGCGTTCGCCCATTTCCACACGGGTCAACGGCCTTTTATGCGTGCGTTTGCGTCCCATACTTTCCTACCTTATAGATTGTCGTTTGTGAAGTCGCCGCCGACTTCCTCGGGTCTGCTCCATATTGTAACACCGGAAGTGAAAATATCCCTGATTGTCTGCAATTGTTCGTTTTGCGCAAGCGGGCATATCGTCCATATATCGGTGGTCTGCCAATACGTGAAATGCTTGCAAGGCGTCAGCGACGGCCTGTTGTAGAGTTTGTTGCTTGCGATACCATAGCGCAGCATGTAATCGCCCGCCGCCGCTATCGCGCCATTGTCTTCGGTGACTATTTTCACGGTCATGGTGTCAAGCCCCGTGGCCTGTCTGAAATTGTCACCGCCATACGCTCCCACGGGCTGCGCTGCGTGGTTGAGCAAGTCGCGCCATGCGGCATTGACGTTGGAACGCGTGTTCGTCATGACATGTTTGGCATTGTCCACACTCTGATTGCGTGACGCCGACGCGTTCGTGTTCGATGTGTTCGCATTGTTGGCCGCAATGCTGCTGCTTGTGGCGTTGCTTGCGTTCGTGTTGTTGGTGTTAAGCGCTGTGGCTTGTATGTTTTGCGTGCCCGCCATTGCGATGCTGACGCTATTGGCCTGTCCATTGTATTTTTTCGCCGCGAACGCCGCTGCATCATTGTACGCTTGCTTGTAACCGGCTTCCCCCGCCGTCTTGGACGCACCGGTTGCGAAACTCGCGCTTGACAAACCGACGCTTCCGGCTGCGCCGAGCCCCGCCGCCACCATCGGTGCCGCCGCGCCGCCCGTCGCCGCCGAAACCGCTATGCCGGTAGCCGCCGTGCTTATCGCGCCTATTGCAGCGGTGACGGTGCCAATCGCACTCGTCGTGATTTCCGTATTCACGAGTTGCGTTGTCAAGTCCAAAGTGGCCGTGTTCATTTCATCGATTTTGTTGTTAGATGCGCTCAGCAGCAAATTTTGTTGTGCCACGTTGTTTTTGTAGATTGCGTTTGATGCATTGTTTGAATTGGTCGTAACGGTGGAATTGAGCGCGTTTGTTAGATTCGTGTTGGCGATACTGTTCGCATTGCTTCGGTTAGTGTTGCTCAATGCCACGTTAGCCGAACGCGCGCCGTTTTCGTACGAGACAATGGCGTTTTCACGCGCTTGCGTGATTTCTCGATTGTATGCGGCGGCGCGGTGCGCATCGATTGCGCGGCGTTGCAACGCGTATGTCGGTATGTCGTGCGATATGAGCGTTTTGAGCAAGTCCGCGTTCGGTATGTTAGCGGTGATGTTAGCCCCGTTGATGGCGTCAATGCTAATGGATGCGTCACCGTCGCATCCAATTCCGTCAAGCCATGCAATTTGACGCAATACCGGATAACTAAGGGATGTGACGGTCTGTACCGAGAGTTGCCCGCAATCCGCTATTTCCACACGGGTTTTATTACCAACATTGTCGGATATTTCTAAGTGCGCGTAGGGTGCAAGATATAGTCGTGTTATTTGAGCGTACTCAGCGGCGTATCCAAAATCGTCAATCGTTAAATCAATATCGGATAGTTTCGTTCGTGTTCCGCTGACCATATGCCATTCAACGCCATTCACACTGATAGCGTTGTCAAGATGCAGCATGGTTGCGGTGGCGACGAAAACCGCTGTAATCTGTGACATGATATGAGGATAATAAGCGAAAAGCGTGTCAAAATAATCGCCTGATATTTTGGACGATTCAAGCGCATACATGCTTACGTTGCTTGCAGTGAAATTGTCAATAGAATTATACGATGTGCCTACGCCGGTGACGTTTGACGTGGAAATATTTCCGGCACCCCACGAGAAACCGTTAACCGTACCGTCATTATTGGTGTATGTCGGGTCGCTGTCCGTAATGTTCGAGCCACGCGTGTTACTCATGGTTTGCAATTGTCCGGGCGAAAACGTCGCAGCCACACAGATGTATCTTGTACCGTTTTGCAGATTAAACGGTGCGCTTTTCCTGATATTCGATGCGGCATTGCCATAGTCAACGTCGGGCAGCGTGAAATCACGACAATTCGCGCGCGGGTTTTCCAAGAGTTGCGCCGGTGTCATTTCCGTTAACGGCGCGTGCCCGCGTGACAACAGCAAACCGTTGATTGTGGTGCTGTTGATATAGTCCGTCCACACGTCACGCATAAGCGTGCATGTTGTCGTATTCGGCGCTTCCGCGCGTACGGAAGTGATGAAAAAATGATAACGTGTCTGCACGTCGGTTTTCTGGTACGACGTATTGATAATGTCATGCGAAAAGTCAACGACAATGTAATTATACTGTTGCGCCGTCATGTAGGGGACGGGCAATTTTATGCCGTCCGCGTCGGCGCGTGCGATATACATGTTCGTCGTGAGCTTGACGGTTTCGCCTTCCAGTTTGTCAAACCATGCGTCTCGTGCGGTGTCATCGGGGAATTTCACAACATCGTGATAATCATCGTACCAATTCACACGACACAACTTAATTACCGTGTTTGGCGTCCAAACGTTGTAGTCAAAAACATTGCGATACTGACCGTACACGCGCGTATCAGTGTCCGGGAACGCCGTTGCGTTTTGCAGATGTGGAAAATCCATATCGCGCCCTTTCCTATATGAAAAAATGAGTGGTGTCCCACATGAAACACCACTCATTTTATACCATGTCGATTCAGACTATGCGACGGTGAACGTGCATGTTGCGGAATGTTCCGTAGTCTCGCCGTTCGGGTTGACGTACGTGGCGGTGCCCGTCACGGTAATGACATCACCGGCAACAAGGCCGTCACGCTGGACGTGCAAGCGTGCTTGGTCATCGACGAACGTATTGACGTTGAGGTCGAATGCCGCGCCGGGCGCGGCATCGCCGCTTGCGGCATCGCCGCTTGCGGCATGGTGCGCCGCAACCTCGTACGTTGCCGCGTTCGGTGCGACCTGTATGGCGGTTCCGGTCGGCGTTACGGTGGCGGTGAGCTTGGGCGTGAGCTGCATAAGGTCGCCCGCCTTGACGGTGCCCGTGGCCGGGGTCAGAGTGAAACCGGTCACGGCCTGAGTCACAACCTTGATGGAAGTGCCCGCATCGGTGGTGAATAACGCACATGGAGTGAACGGGGACACACCGTAAATGCCCCAGTGATTGAGATACAGCGTGTTGGAAAGTGTCTGGGGGTTGTAGAACTGCGTAGTGCCATACAGCGTGTCTCGTGCCTGATACCAATCGGTAGAAACGAGCAACGCCACTGCGCCCTCGATGCCGAGACTTGGTACCTCAATAACACGATACGGCACGTCCGCCTTGTCCAGCTGGAAAACCGCGCTCAATGCGTCAACGTCAAGCGACGCAAGATATTCCGGTTCGATTAACAACACCATTTGTTGCGGGCTTGCGTACGCCGGAATGTCGGTGACGTTCAGCGCATTGTATTGCGTGCTGGGAAACTGCATACGCCCGGCGGTCGCACGCAATGCCTTGAGCAACGTCTTGGCGGTGGTTTCGTCGTTCGGCACCGCGTCAAGGTGCACCTTGTAGAAGCCAAGATTCTGCTCGTAATGTCGAATGAGCGCAAGCATAATGTTCATTTCGTCGTACTGGTCGCTGTTGCGCGGAGATTCCATAATCTGCGCGACGAAACGATTCAACCCGAAATCATCAACGAACGCCTGACGTAATTCATCGTCGGTCCATGAAATCGGGTATTGGTCACGGCGATTGTTCTCATAAAACCACACCGCCGCTTCGGGGCGGTGCATCTTCAAAAGGTCTTCCGCGTCATCCTTGTAGCCATGCGCCTTAATCCACTTGACTGCGATTTCCTGTACGGTCGACCCCCAGTACAAGTTTTCCTTTTTGAAAATCGACAACGGGTTTTCAAACGGAGCGTTCTGCGCCATAACTGTAAGTCCGATACGATTGACCATATTCCAAACGCAGTCGTTCAGGTATTGCCGATTCATGGGGTCGAACAAGTAGCGCATGGTGTTCGCCACGCCGGTCTGCGTCGCACTCGGAATACGTTGCTGATAATCGTCCGTGCCCTTGGTGCGCACCTTATCCAAAATTGTCGCATTGTCTACAGCCATAATATTTACTCCTATCGATTAAAGCGTGTAATCGAGATTTTCCAAGTCTTCCGCCGCGGCATGCGCGATTGCGCCCGCCGCGTCATCGTCGTTTTCCTTGACGATCGCGCCGTTTTCGACCATCTGCGCGACAGAATCGGTGAAATTATCATAGATACCGTCGATTCGTTCGCTGATTGCGTCCGTGCGGTCGCTGATTGCGCTCACTTTGTCCAGCACGTCACGCATCATGTCGCGCAAGTCGTCGAACTCGCCCGCACGGTGCGCTTCATCGGGGGTGAGGTCATCGCGTTCGGCGGTGTCCCTTTCCTCGGGGGTCTCGTCATCCATTATCGTTTTTTCCTTTCATATATAAAAAGTCGTACCGGCGAACGAATACCGAACCGGTACGACTTAAGAATAGCACACTTGCGACATGATTCACAGCGACGAACGGCGCGCTTTTCCCTCACGGCCATATCATTGGCGGAGTCAACCGTGGTTATCAACGATAATGTTTTAACATTCTCACTGTAACACCTCGTGTATGCCGTGTTTATTTTACGCCGAAATTTCTAAGCATTGCAATTACGGCGTGTTGCGTTTCCACCGTATCGTAGCGTAAATAGCCTAACGCGTAATATGACGTAAGATTTCTAATCAAGTCTTTTGCAACATTTGCCGTAAGATAATTAAGTTTGTTATCATCCGTCGTAATTGCGAAATACGGCACATGCGCGCCCGCGTCATATTTTGATGATGCGAAAACGTAGCCGCAACGTAAATCAACATAAACGCCGTATTCACGCCGCAGCCAACGGAAGACATAAGTAAGTTTAACGTGGTTGTGTGGTTTTTCAATAAAATCAGTATTATGGTGTTTGAATTTGTTTTTAGCGGTGACACCATCGTTATTTTTCATCATACGTCCCGCAACGGTGTTTTTTGTTTTCTGTTCAGCGTATTTATCATCTTCAACATAATCGAAAATACACGTCTTGCCATCAAGCCATTGCAAGCCAAACTCAGGTTCCAAGGGTACGTTGTAATGTTTGAAATACGGATTATATGCGTCGCACGCGTTGCCTAGTAGAAAGATTCGCGGCTTACGCAGCTTGTTATCGTCGGCGCGTTCGCGCGTGACGGTATCTACAAGGTTAGCCAATTGTTCATATTCGTTGCGCAAATAATGATGATACACGTCATCGGGGTCTATAATAATTTCATCCATGCAAATGTTACGTACATTAACATATGTGCTTTTTTTCTTCTGCTGTTGCAATGATAATGGGATGAAATAGCCGCATGTCCGCCATTTTTTATCGCCATTACGACGTATTTCAGCAACCTTGTTATGTACTCTAAAATCGTAGTCGGGGAAAATATTATCTTCTATTATTCTGTCAAAATATTTTGCCGCCACGTCGTTATTTTCTTCTCGATATCGTGTGACCTCAACAAAACATATGTTGTTTTTAATATAATCTTCTAACATGTATCGACGTACGCCGTACGTTTTGCCGAGTCCGCGTGCGCCAATTATAAGATTCACGTCGGCGTTGCGTGGTAGTATCTGCGCTCTAAGCCGGTCATAATAATATTTCGCCATCAATACTCACAATCATAGGTTTGCCGTCCCGCATAATAAGTTCGCGGGGCATTGTTTCCACAATTCGATTATACGTGTTTCGTATGTATGTCAGATTCTCGCCGTTGGCCTGTTTGTCCGATTCGCCCAGCCATCTACCGGACGGATACAACGCTATCGCTTCGGGCGCGTCAACATGATATGTCGCACCCCGATAATCGGTGACGGTGCCGACGTATCTATCCCATACATGCGGTCGATTGCGTTGTAACGTGTGGCATATGTCATAATCAACTAACACATCATAGCCGAGCGACATTTGTACGGTTTCCGCGAAACCGTGCCCCGCGCGTATGACATCGGCAATAAAATCCTCTATAGTATACATGCCGTCCGGGCGCGGAAGTCCCGCACAAGTGACATGCACCCGCCCACCAGTGTCCAAACTAACACGCGCTTTATTCCACAATTCCATATGCTCAATATAACGAGTTGTACCGCCGCAATCCTCCACTTCAAATTTTCCGATATGTTCTAACGTCGATGCCATATCGGGCGCGGTATCTCTAACGCGTCGCATGGTAATGTTGATAGCGTTTTCTATCGCTGTGTGCAATGGGTCAAGCGCTTGCAAAAGTTCCATGTCAGACACATCATTAGCGCAGCTGATTTTCAGACTATCGGTATCGCCGCCCGTGACGGTGACGCGTGCGCCGAAATGCCGATATAGCAGCATCATGGCTATCAGCAAATGCATTCTGCTGCCCGCAACGATTCGCATACCGTATGTGTAGAGCACGCGTGGTGTTTTCGGGCGTTTTTTCATGAAATTCTCGGGAGTACATACCGTGGTTTTATCAACTTCAAGTTCGCCGGTTTCCGTCACGCGATAATCAGCCTTCATAACGTCTTGCGCTTGCGTGCCATAAATCCCATTAAATTGACCTTTCACGGTGCTGCCATAGTATGATTGCAAAAATTTCACGCTCAACGTGCCCGCCCTAGCGTCACGCGCGATTCCTTCGGGTATCGAATCGGGTATTTCATCCACGTACGCCACTCCCTCATGATAACGTTTAATCAGATTTTTCACATCGGTTTTTCGCGCAAAAAGCATATTGGATTGCAAAGTCACGTAATCGGGCGGAATGATTGTCTTGGTAGTTCCCTCTCCATACAAGACGCGCATTTCATCGTACTCATATACTTGCGCCACGTTCCATAATTCAATTTCGTTCACATGTAATATGCATTCACCCGCACAATACAGTTTTCCGAAAGCATATGTCGCGTTAACCGCGCTATCAACGTAACCATGCGCCCTAATGCTGTTTTCCTGTGTTTTCGCCCTCTCGTTATTGGCATAATCCGTATCCGCTTGCAAGGTCTTTACGAATTTTGAGCGCGGGCAGATTGCAATACCCCACATGTCAAAACATGTGTTTTTACGTAATCTAATATTCGTAAATCTCACGGCCGCATGTATACCCGTTCGGAAGGGGTCACTGTAATTGTCCAATACGTCTTCAAGTGACGTGTTAACGATACGCTCGCACGCCACTTGCAGAATATCCGAAGGCATCGGCGCAAACTTCGCCGGCAAACGACGGCCATTGATAAAAGCATGATGCATTGACGTTACATCCAAGGACGCGACATTATTCACTACTACACTAGCGGTTTTCGCACTCGTAAAAGTCAATCCGCCACGAAAACATGCTTTGCGTAAGGCATAGGACTTGTAGTTTTTCGGAAATTCTTGATTGCAAGTCAGCTCGAAAGCGCGTTGAAGCGTCATCTGTTTGCCACTCTGCAACGTGATACGTCGCCCGCCAATCTCGCGCCGTGCCATCTGCCGCACAAGCGATGTCTTGGTAAGCACACGGCAGCCCAGCATTTCCGGTGTAAGCCAATGGTTCGCGCGTAGCAGCCATTGCAGATATTGGGGTATCACTTGCACATCGCGCCGGGCGTAAAACAATTCCTCTTCGGTCAACGGCGTTTCGGGCGTGCGGACAAGCGTGTAATCCCAGTCGCCCACCGCTTTTGGCAAACCGCATGTTTCACCCATTGCGCGCAATCCGCCCATTTCCAAGTAAAACGTGTCCCAAAAACGGCACACCACGTCATTACCGATATACAAGTCAAGCGTGTACACGCTAGTGGCCGTCTGCGCATTAGCGGTAATCGTATACGACTGTGCCAATTCCAACATGAGAGTTTGCATATCAAACATAAGATTATAGGCCGCGATTATCGGAACATAACCGTGCGCGCGCCCATAGTCAATAAGATTATCAATGTACGTCAACGCTTCGGACGTGCGCCGGTAAAACCGTACATCGTCCGTATCGGGAGTATACAATTCCAGTGGCGTGTTACGCAAATCGTTGAAAATGTATAATATCGGATACGCGCGCGTTTCGGCACCTGTACCGATGTTCGTTGTTTCGGTGTCGAATATCGCCGCTACTCTGAAATCTTTGCGTTCTTTCATTATCGTATCACATCAGGCGTTACTAGCATAAGCCATATCGGGCTACCGCCGTCAACGTCCGTATCGTCTTCCAATTCGCCCGCGTGCATTTTCATACGTTTTGCGTATTGCAATGCCTTTTCGTTTCGTGACATGATAGTATCAAATAATTCACTAAGCGAATTGGTGTCATATGCTTTCATGATGGCTTCTAACCGTTTGTTCGGGGCGACATCGGGGCGTTGCCATACGTTTTGTGTGTATCGCCAAAATATCTTGACTTTTTCACGACTTAGGTCATCGCCCAGCGCACTCGGTAATCCTTTGGACGCCATTCGCATTTCGTTGCGGAAAATATTGAATGAACGTGTGCGTTCTTTCGCGCGTCCTTTGCCGCCGCGCACACCTTCGGTTTGCCGAAGCAGCGCGTCGGCTTTTTCATTGGCGCGTTGATACAATTCGTCACGCATGGCAGCGTTGCGGGTACGGCCTACATATGTGTTTTTCAGCTGCGTTTCAAGTCGCTGGATGTAAACGCGCCGTGCGCGTGCTTCACTTTCGGGCATGGTGTCGGTAATGCTTTTTTTCAGACTGTTTATCGTACGCCGCACACGCTTGCGTTTCGCTGTCAAAACGTCCGCTTGTTTATGCGCTCTAGGCATGTTCACCACCTTATAAAAAAAGTGCCATAGCGTATTATGGCACTTTTGTTTCATTCCGAACTACTTGATTTCAAGCGATTTCGTGGAACGCCCGCCACCAAGTGCGGTCTGCTTGACCGCGACGGTGATACCGTCCGGCGCGTTGAAATCGGGGAACATGTCGTAAATATCCAACACGCTGCGGTAGATTCCCTGTGACTGACTGAAATACGTCTTACCGTCCTTTCCGAAAAGATAGACGTTTGCGCATTTCTGACCGGTCTGAGAACGGACGCCCGGCGCGATATAGGCACCGATAACCGTCAATGGTTCCGCCCCGTGTCCGTTCAGCGACAACGCACTGTTACGTGCGTTGACGATCGCGCGCTTGCCCTCAAACGTACTGTTGTCCATCGTGCAAATATAACGATAGTTATCAGCGGTGTTCTGTGCGGTTTCATTCACGGTGGTGTCGTTCATCTGTTCGTTTTCTTCGTTCATTTCAGTTCCTTTCAGAATTCAATATCGTTGTCGTTATCATTGTCGATATCGGTACCGGTTACGTCAACCGCAACACATTCGGCATGTTCGATGAACGTATCAACGTCCATCACGTACACGGTTTTATTGACCGTAATATCATCAACCAACACGTTGACGATACCGGCGTCCATAAGCGTCTTGACGGCCATTTCAACGGTACGAACGTTTCCGGTGGTGTGGAACGTCTGCGCCACGCCGTCCCTGTCATAATAACTTATGGTGCTGTCAGCGATTACCTTACGAATCTTTCGCATGTTTGTTATCCTTTGTATTTGTTTATGTCAACCATTTTTTGGCGACATAAATATTTATAGCACAAAAATCGGCGCGCGCAAAAAGCGACACGCCGATTATTGACATTGATTCTCAATAACGCAAAATCTGACCCGGGTAAATCAAACTCGGGTTCGACAAACCGTTAAGCGACGCGACACGTGCCCAATCACCGCCGAAAATCGACCACAAAGACTCACCGGCCACAACCGTATGCGTGCGCGTCACTGCTGACTGCGCAGTCACAGCACCGCCATAGCACACGGTTTCACCCGGATAAATCACAGCCGGATTACCCGACCCATACCCGTGCCACGACTGCCACGGCAGCAAGCCGGTACGCTCGGCGATGCCCGACAACGTGTCGCCCGACGCAACCACCACGCAAGCCGCCTGTGGCACGCTCCCACCGGTGTTCCCACCGTTGTTCGTTTCCGGCGCGGCCACGTTCGCGCCGTCACCGTGCGCGTATGCATCCCACTGCCATCGTTCGCCCCTGAAATAATTCAAGTCCAACCGTCCGGCATAGCCCGACACATACCCGTTCGACGTGTACTGCCGCATGGCTTCACCATACGCACCATACAGCCACGGCGATTCCTGATAGCCGGTTACATTCATCGATGCATACTGTGCAACCCACACACCACAATGCCCCCGTACAAAAGATGTAAGCTGCCCCAGTGCTGACGCCTGAACATAGACAATCGGCCACACCTGTGTACGGTCATGCACATGACGCACCCACGTTTCAATCCACGCGCCATTACCAAACTGCGGATTATCCTGAGATTCCCAGTCCAAAACAAGCACCGCATTACCGACGTACCCGCGCACATTATCTACAAAAAAATCAGCTTCCGCGTTCGCGTCACGTCCCATTGCGTAATGATACACACCGATACTTTTACCGCTCTCGACCGCGCGCCCGAGCTGATAGTTCGCCGACTGATTCACGCCATTGGTCAAACAAGTGTTGTTAAAACCGCCGATACCCCATGTAGCACCCGCCACGACGAAATCAGCGTTCAACGCATACGTATCAATATCACACTGCCAATTACTCACATCAACACCGCGCATGTCCGCGCTTGCAGACGGTACAAAAAGCAAGGACAACGCACATACGCACGCCAATACGCTACGCCACATTCGTATCATCACTATCCCCCTTATTGTTCTTGAGCAATGCAATAAGTTCTTCAGTTAGTACATTGTTCTTAGTCATCAAATCGTTAAAATCACTGAACGTCGTGGCAATAAACCACGCCATACCACAACACGCGACAATCGGAAAACCCACACTTCCGACAACGGTTACAATCGAACTAATATCCATCAAAAACACCTCACAAATAAAAAAGGTCATGACACATCGAATGACATGCCATGACCCAATATATCACAATCGCGTGGCCTATCCGGGGATTGAACCCGGCACGCACATCTTATAAGGATGCCGCTCTAACCACTGAGCTAATAGGCCGTTACCTCACCCCGTCCATAAACCACGCCGCATCAAATCAACAATATCACGACAATGCGTAAATACATAATCCGACACGTACGAATCACATTTAAACCACTTAACACTAATAACAACGGCCTTAACACGCTGTTCACCACGTACCCTATAACCCCTAATGAAATCGCAAGTATTACGCTTACAAAACACGCTCAACCCCTTTCACGCTCACCGGTTAATCCGATACCCCAAACATACCGCGCCCGGAACATAAAACACGCCATCGTCAAGCACATCCCTAAGCCCGTATGCGTCAATGCAATCGACAAACCGAGTTTCGATTAAACAATCGGACGCAATATCAACAAAATACACAAGCACATCGTAAATACTATTCACATTAAAATCAATCGAATTAGACAACGCTTTAATATTCATGAAACTCATTTTATTACTCCTATTTTTTTCAATACAAAAACTTATGCGTCAAGAGAGATTATGAACAACACTGTTATAAAAATGGAATAAATAGCAAGAAAAATATTCATTGATTTCCTTTTCAATA